TTTTCTTCCGCTTGATTAGAAAACTGCCTCACATACAACTCTGTTTGCGCCCATTTCTTGAGGGCAAACATTTCCATCTCAGCGGCCACTTGAGCAGCGTTACTCATAATTATTTACCTCTCGTCGAGACCAAAAGACTCGACCAAAGTCCATGCTGGGAACTCACATCTGCCACCACGAGTTCGTCCCCAAGGATTGTAATTAGATCGCCTTTTTGTAAAGTGAATCTGCCGTCATACATCAACGTTTTATATGTTTTATTACGAAATCCTGCAAATTCTGTATATTGACCAGATTGTTCACTTAAAAATCTATCATAACAATCAGCCAATATCGAAAACGAGGTATAACTACTCAACTTCAGTCGTTCGCCACTTTCTGTGGCCGGATAGATCGTCAGAGAAGTTAGAGAAGCCGACGTAAACTTAGTTAGAGTCAAAAATTTCTTTAAAGGAAATGCTACTTTCTCAGAGTCAAAAGAGGTCGACAAAATAGTTTCGGTCGTAGACCCATCAGTACATGTTCCGGTGATTGTTACATTCCCCGGAGTCCCGACGCATTCTAAACGAAGATATGAACCGCCCGTGGGCGGTTGAACAGAGATAACTTTGTCAGTTCCACCTACACCCGAGTAATAAAATTGATTTGGCCTATGAACTACAAAGCTTTCGGAGCCTATCATCTTAAAAGAGTTAAGATTAAGATTTTAAGGGACATTTTAAAAATATGAATTAAATAAATTAAAATTAACTTCAGGATCAAATGCCCAAAAATTAATTAGATAATTAAACCAAAAATAACGATTACTATTTGTTTTTGCGTGACAAGACAAACAAAGTGGAACAAACGCCCAATCCTGCCCGTGGCAAATTGACGCTTTAAAATAATCTATATGATGTATACTTAATCTCTGTTTATTTTGCTTTTCATCTTTACCACAAACAAAACATTTTCTGCCAAATTTACTCCGAATTGATTCCTTAAATCTATTATTGAAAAGCTTGCAATACTTTCCAAAACTCATGCCTCCGCGCCACATAGGGCTGTTCTCGCCTTGCTGAAAAATGTCTTTACATTTTTTCGAACAATATTTACCTCGCTCATCTTCTCGCACAGACAATGCTTTATGAAACTCTTTACCACACATTAAACATTTACAATTGTTTTCTATTTTATCCCCACTGGGTGTTTTCCCGACTCTTCCTTTAACGCTACAATCCCAAGAACAGTATGTTATCTTCCTCGCCATAGACGGGGCTCTGAAAAATTCTATACCACAAAAATTGCAAATATATTTAACTTTGTTTTCCGACGCTTCGCATTTGCATTTAAAAGAACAGAACTTTTTGTTTTGTTTTAATCGAGAAAATAACGCAAAAAATTCTTTACCACAATTCTCGCATTGCAGCGCTACTTTTTTATCTTCTCTCTTTCTTTTAATTTGCGATTCAGACATATTTTTCTTCGTTCCCTCAGACGCCGATTTTCCTATTTGACTTTTATTTTTACAATATTTTGAACAAAATTTACCCTTCGCGGATGGTATAGTCTGAAATTCTTTTCTGCAAAACAAACAATAATGAGTGATTTTTATCGATAAATGTTTTCCTATTTGGGATAAAGACATTTTTAACTTTGTTTCTTCCGATGGAGACTTTCCTTTTAAAGATTCGTCTTTACATTCTCTTGAACAAAACTTCCTTCCTCTCTTAATCCAGCACGGGAATACATAAAATTCTTTTCCACACTGTTGGCACTTAAGAAATGTTCCTTTTTCTCTCTTTCTCGTCAATCCAATCATCTCAAAAAAAAACATAAATTAAATAAAAGTTTAGGAGACTAAATCGTATCCTCTACTTCGCCACTAAGATTTTCTACCCTTGAATATTTTCTATATATATATTCAACCGCACCGCTTAGAGACAACTCGACATCATGCTCTTTTGCAAACATTTCAATAATGCTCATGAGCCTTCTAACAGCCCGATCATCCAAATAAATCGTTGGCATAATAGAATTCTAATATTTCTAATAATATTTAAACCTATCGGTAGTTATTCCTCTCTATTTCCTCGCGAGCAATTACAATTCCAACACTCTAAACAGAAATCCTCTTTTAAGGATTTATCCCAGCCCGTACCCTGAAAATACCGTATTAATTCTACTCCAGTTCCTTCTCCTTTTCGTCTACGCTCTGCCCCATCATTATGTATATGAGATATTGTGAGAAATTTCAGTTCAGATTCTCCACAATGACACGGACCGAAGAAGGCAAAGGCTTCTTTCCAGAGTTTTAGCGCCGCTCTTTGAGTTGTAGTTTGATTCGCGCTTGGTAAATCCCAGCTACTGCGTCTGCGACCACAATTATGATTCCAACACAAAACTCTTAAATTAGATAATTTTTCTTCAGGATATTCTCCATTATAAATAGAACTATATATTTTCCCGTGACCAAGGCCGTTTTTTCTTTCTATGTGTCCTGTCGAATCGATATGATCAATGGTTAAATGACTCATATTTTTATCACCACATTCCGCACACTCACACCCTCCTAAAATATTAAACACCGTCACTTTTTTGTTTGTTTGATATAATTTTAAATTTACTTTATTTTCTTCACGCCAAATTTTGTTTTTTATCTTCCGACCATCATTATATGTTTTTATATGTGCTTCGTTCCTTTCTCTCCATCTTTTATTTATCATTTTTCGCTTTTCTGTTTTGCTATATACGCTTCTTTTCTGATAAATCACTTCTTTTTTATTCGCATCAATTGTATAAAACCAAATACATTGTGGAGAAACACCACACTCCCTCGCCACTTGACTTTTACTCTTCCCCAGTACATTTATCTGCTCGTCAAGCCATTCTTTATTTTTATAAGGTTTTAAAACATCTGCTCCGCTAACCATGAGATTACCTCTTAAAAAGAATTAAAATTTTATTCTAATTTCTTCTCGTCAAAATCCAGCCAAATATAGATCCAAATTTCAGGGAAATTAACATCTACAGTAAAAATATAACATGAAATTCTAATATTTTCTAGTGCCTCACTTTTTATATTAATTCTTTGATAAATATTTTCCGCTAGTTCTTTATAAACTTCAAGCGTAGTTTTTGTTGACTTTTTCCAATCACGCCTAAAACCCACTCCAACTTTTAGTGTTCTTTCATTTATCTCGTTCTCTTCGTTTAATTCTTCGGGTGTAATTTTAATATTTTTAAAAACAGGATCTAATTCAATCAATCTGGTAATTATAGTTTTTAAAACAATAGATCTGTCGGTCATCTCTGGAGGAAATCCTATCCAATTATCTTTAATAAGATTATATTTTTCTCCATTAATTTCAACAAATCCAGATTTTCCGTTCACCCCTCCGGGCTTAAAATTAATAAAAACATTTTCCATGTTTATTTCCTCCAAAAAAATTAAATCTTCTCCCAGTCCTTAGTTAACGGATTCCAAGTAGATCCGTCAATTTCCCAAGTAAAAGTCTCGTCGTTCCACTTCCAATCTGAGCGCTCAAATAAGCGTATCTGAACCTTCTTCCAATCTTCATATGATTCTTCCATCATTTTAAATCACCTTTAACATATATTCTCGTTGAAAACCGTCTCTGCGCAAAAATCCTTCCAGTAAATGTAAAAATTTCTCGTCTTCTAATTCCGGAAACAACACTTCGTCCTCACTATTTAGTGCGGGCAATTTCAAGTCGGCCCTATCAAATAAATCACTCTTCTTTTGAGGTGTTCCTAGAGCTAAAGTTTTAGGAGCCATTCGCCGATAATATGAGACGCAATCCATATCGTCAATAAGAACGACATCGAATATTCTATTTGGGAGTCCAAAAGTAACCTTCATCGCGTATTTATTTTCGGAAGTTCCAATATAAATTGTCCAATAATTAGGGTCGTCACCAATTAAAAAATTAAATCCAAAAAACTTAAACATATCCTGAATATGCTCAACATACATTTCAGTTATAATATCTTTAACTTTTTTAGAACCCGTAAAGGGATTGGCTCCCAAGGGTTCTTCTTTTACTTTACTCTGTTCTTTATAAATCTGCTGAGATCTAAAAAAATCAGAAGAATTTATATTAAATGATACCGAAACCCTCTCGTCTTGTTTAAGTTTATAAACCATCCAAGATAAATATCCTAAAAGAAGAGTGGTTTTACCGTGCGCCCTTGGAATAGCAACTACCAAGTGATCTTGATTTTGCGTCAAAAAAGTGATACTCTTAATATAATCTCCTGAAACCCATTTCCCATATTTATATTCATAATATTTACTAAAAATATTATCCATGAAATATGGGAAACTCTTTATGACCTTATTATCTACCTCGAATTGCCTCATAAATCTCTAATTAGGCTAAAAGTATAAATAGCTTTGGGTTATAATTTTAAAATTATGAATTAAATAAAATTAAGCAGTTATATTTGTTTTATTTACAAGATTCGTTAGATTAACACTCGCGCCCATGCTGATGTTTCCATACAAAAACTGATATGCCGATTGTCTCCATAGATCGTCCTCTATAAGATAATCTACTCCAGCCTTAATCACATTATCAGCCACTTTTACTCCATCGGGAATATCAACAATTAAAGGTCTGCCGTCTACGATAGTAATATTATCTTCCTGCGCCAAACAAGGCGAAAGAATAAAAAATACTATCAAAATCTTCATAATATAAGCAGAATATAACCTCTTTCCGGAAATAAACATCCACACAACAATTCCAAGAGACAAAATAGAAAGAATCGTACTAATGATAACATACAAACTTGGCGCGTTCATTATACTGACCCCCTAATATCATAAAAATTTTTTATGATAGACAATATTATATTGATAATTATAAGAAGACCAAGCGCACCACTAATTTTAAAAAACCAATTCATTAAAAACTTTGTATCTTTGCGGGAAGAAGAATTTAATTCTTCATTATGTTCCACCACTACCTCCAAGGCCGCCCCTTTTTTCTCAAGATCCGTTATTCTATCTGGTAAACCTTCCCTATCTTTCATATAATTTTTACAGGTTTGAAGTGTTGGAAGAACATCGTCCTTCCAAACACACATCTTCTCCATATTTTCTTTTAAATCAGTAACCATCGATTCTATTTTACTTTGATTGGATGATATAGTTTGTAATTCCTTATAAATAAATTCATCGTCCATAATAACCTCATAACAAAGGTTGTTGCAACCTAGCGGTCTGCGTACACTCAAGTTGGGGAGTTTGGACTAGACCTAATTTAGAAATTTTTAATTGCACATAATCAATCACTTGCTGCCTGTTGTATCCAAGTTTTATCGCTTGAATTGCATAATAAGTAAGCGCTCCACCAACGCTTAATTCATAAGAAACTTCAGAACTTTTACAGGCCGCAACAAGAACATGATTCAAATTGGGAACTTCTATAAAACCTCTAGCTTTAATTCCTTTATTAGATTTTTCTTTAATTATTGGGGGAAGAGAGCGAACACCTAGAACACCATCTTGAACAGGACCAATATCTCTAGAACCCGTACCCGAATGACAACAGTCTAGATAAACCTCTAATTTTACACCAGGGGCTAAATTTTGAAAAATCGCGCGCAAATTATCATCTGACACATAATTCGGCCAGTCACAAGGACAGATCACCTCATCTCGACTGTCGTTCTCATCTCTAGATGAGTCTATTACTTGAGAACCATGAGAAGAATCAGTAATAACAATTATTGACCCAGCCTTGCGATTTTCAGCAATAGCAGAAGTTATAGTAGATAATATATTCGCTTTAGTCGCCGCTCCATCTAAAAGCATTGTACATTTAAACCCTCGCGAGGTCAAAAGAGATTGCCAAGCTTTCGCATCGTCCACACACTTTGTTAAAGATTGATATCCAGAAGGATATTTATTTATACCTATACAAATAGCAGTTTTTGTTGGCCCGCCACTTCCAACACTGATAAGTTTTTTAGCGCTAGAGGGTTTTTTGAAAGAAGATTGCTCGAAGGGGGAAATCATATGATTAATTTAATATGTTAATATTAAATACAAAATTTAAAAAAATGAATTAAATAAAATACTCTATAAACTTTGCCCAATAGTTCTGGTACTAGACCTAGCAGAGTTATAACGATTATCAAGAGGATAAGCTTTTCTATCAGATACCTTATCGTCTAAGTCATAATCTTTAAAAACCTTGCCTCGTTGGTCCAAATCCCCAGAAAGAAAAATTGAATTAGATTTTATTTTAGAATAGATGGCGCTTCTAGCTGTAGATGTCTTACTGTTGAATTCTTTCAAAGTTATTTTAAGAAGACGACAAAAAGACCCAGTAAAAGAATCTAGACCAATGTCTTTTTTCATTGTGCGGTCATATATCTTAAGGCTAGAATAATATTTATCTTGAGAATTTCCTGCTATGCTAGAAAACTCGGCAGCGTCTATACACACCAATAATGCCTGGGCTTGGTTTATTTGGGCCGCTGTTAAAAAAGAATAATCAAATTGTTCAAGAGTTGCCGCGGCATTGGCTACCAGATCGGTGTACAGAGAAGGATTTATTGCATCTAGCGAAGTTCTCAATCCCGTCCAATATACAGACACGTAACTATCAATTGAAGATACGACAACTGGAGTTACCGGAATGGTTAACGAAGTCATATTACTGTTACCTCGGTTGGATTGGTACCTACATAATCACTATGAAGCACCCACACATAATAGGTTCCCGCGTTTACATCAAAATGGGCTAAACCCGCTCCATCGGTTGTAGTTTTTCTCACGAATCCTGTTTTTGTGGAAGATGTATAAACCTCAACCATTATTCCTTCGACAGGCTCTCCAGAAGAAGTAACAGTTATATCTAAAGAAGAGGACCCCACTCCTCCCGTTCCCCATGTTCCTGATCCGTGATTAGTCGATAGCTCGGTATCGATCTCTTCCACTGTAGGCGGCGCGGTCGATAGGGAGAATCCATCCTTATCGGTCAGCGCTCTTATGGCGTATTCCCAAACATTCTGCGCCGTCAATGCCGATGTCAGAGCATAGCCGGTCTTGTCATCATTGGTGCCTACTGTGACCTTGCCCAATGATGATATTGCCAAGCTGGCAAAATTAGCCGGAAATGCCTGCAATAGGGCAAACCCTGTCTTGTCTGCGACGGTCATTGCGGAGCCCACCAGAGCCAACCCGCCCGAGCCGCCCGCCTGAGCGGATGGAAGGATGCCGGTAGTATCTAGGCGATTGGTGAGGTCTATCCCGGCCTCGCCTCCGGCGGCCACATCCAGAGTACGGCCTGCGGTTGTTGGCCTAAGGGCGGAGCGATTCTCGATAGAGAAGGAAGCCAGGACATAGGATACTACTGATATGCTGTCTACCGTGCCGGTGGTCACGACCACGAAATAATCGTGATTGGCAGCAAAGAACGCATTTGTGGTAACTATTTTTATACTGATGAGGCCCGTCCGGGAATCGAACGGCCCGGTTAGCGTGATATCGGTTCCTGAGAATTCTGTGGTCCCATCGTCCTTGTAGACGGAAACCGCAAGCCCGCCCGCGCCGTCTATTGGCGTGCCGTCGCCCTTGTGGGCATTCGTGATGAGATACACCGTCTGCTGACTCGGGAAATCTCCTAAATTAAGCATAGTTATACCTCATCCGAAGAATTTTTTTGGGCCGAAGAAGATCTGATCGCCAATCAGGGCCTCGCCCACCAGCCCGACACCACCCACCAATGCCGCGCCCCACCCAGCCACGCTTATATCCCAGGCTCCGGGCGATAATCCAGTTGGATTATTTGGAAATGAAAATCCCGAATATGACGCAGATTTGTATTTATTTGCTCCGCTGAAGGTATTTCCGCTGAGTTTGTGGCCGCTGCTAACAATCCATGCCAGCCAGTAATATTCGCCCGCCGAAATATTAACCGGTGTAACTGCTATTGTATTCCATCCAATTGCTCCTATAGCAGTGCTCCCGCATGAAGTCCGTACTGAACCTGGCGCGCCCGCCGAATCAGAGTACAACGCAAGCATGATATTGGCCTCCGTTGCGGATGCATAATACCACAACGACGATATCGATCCAGAGAATAGCGCCGCAAATCGCTGGAGGCCGAAATAATCGGCGGGGTAGTGATTTCCAGTTTTTTGATCGTTCCCTATGAGCTTGATATCGGCCACGTCACATTCCCCTCGCACCAGTTCAGGCATTCAGTAGTATTATTTTCGATATTGGCCGGACAGATGCATGCATGGACGGTAACCGTGGCGCTTGTGCCCGCTTCCGCCATTCCGCCTGCCATTAGCAGGCAGATCAAAAGAAGAATGATCTTCATGGTACGACGATCCTGGTCCACCACCCCGGCACGCCATCTTTTTACACCAATCATACATGGCACCATAATTCACCTTATTATTAAAATAGATCAGAGTAATTTTATGAACGAGCAACCTCTTTTTGGAAGCAATCCTCGAATTTACTCATAAAAATTTCCAATCTATTTGATTTTTTTTATCCAACAAATATCGCAAGATAAATCTTTTTACTCTGTGGCCTCTTATTTACGGGTTGAGAAACCACATCTATAAGTCTATACTTTCCGTAAACTTCTGTAACCTTTCTACTCAACTCTTCGAGACCCACGGCATCAACAAGAAGTATCTTTTCACCAAGATTCTTAGACTTTTCCATAAAAAACAAATAAGTCTGTCTTCCAAAAGTATGAATATCTGCGGCCTCATGAAGTACCTTTACGGGGATGTCGCCAGCAGGAACCTTTTCAAGTTCTTTATGAATCTGAGATACAAGTCCGTCAAGTCTTAGAATATAGTTCCCAGTAGACATCTCAACCTTATTAGAAATAAGATCCTTCTTGAGCGGTTCGCGGGACTGCGATTCAGATGAAGTTACGGTCGCGGCTGATTCCTCTTTCTTTTTCTTTTCATACATAAAAATAAGTTCCTCCAAAAAATAGTCATAGGAACTGGTGTTTAAATAACACCAGTCTTATAGAGAATACCCTTTGGGCGGGCTACGTGAGTTACAGAGTCAACCCAAGAATAGACGTTGTGTTCGAATCCGTCAACAGAATCGAAAGTGTTTACATTCAGGGGAATATTAGCAGCTCCGAGACCTTGATTAGCACCGTCCGCAATGGGCTGGACATTGTAATCTGGATCGTGATAGGAGAAGGTCTCATAGCATGGGGTGCCCATGTACGTACCAATTCCAAGGATATTAGACTCGGAAATCCCCTCGTCTACGCCGATAAGAGTACATCCAATGTTCTTGATGTAGGTAATCATCTCGTAGAACTGTCTCTGAGAAGCTACCTTCTCTCTTACATAATCCATATCGCTATCCGGCGTCTCCGTGTGATCAAAGAACTCGAAATAGTTTGTTGCATTCACAACGACTGTATCGAGTTTAAATCCACGATTTGCACGAATATCCTGGGCAATTGCTCTGATATCTCCCAGAGGATCGGCAGCTCCAGACCATGCTCCGCCAGCTTTTGCGGTTATGTTAGTTGTAGACGCATCGGCCCCGGCAATAACCTGAGTAAAGATATCTGTATTAATCTGATCGGAAATTACCCACGCCATCTCAGTATAAACATCCCTTACGTCAGACTCAAAGGCGGGATTATTTAGATCTGCATTCTTAAATGCCGTTCCTGCCTTTCTGATAGCAGTATTAATGGGGACCTGTTCTCCCATTGTAATAGAGACGTTATTCCATGCAGTTTCGCGAGTTCCACCAAGTGAGGGTTCAACCTTCTTTGGATCTGTGTCCGCAGTATAACTCTTTCTCTTTGCGATAATTGCCTGAGTGCTTATCTCCTTAAAAGGATATTTGAAAAGCATGGGCATGTTTGGAACCATGAACTCGCGAATAAGATCGCTAATAGTTTCACGATTCTGATAAAGATCGGTATTTGGTTTGCTTGCCATCGTTAATTCACCTCAAATATAATTTTAAGTTTCAGCCTCGGGACAACCATAGAACAGCGCACCGACATACTGACCACTTGCGTCTGTGGCAGCGTGCATTGCGATCACGGGAGAAGTTCCTGCGGCCTGATACTTGAATAACCCAGAACTCTTATCATAGACCAGATGAACTCCAACATCAATGTCGGTCGTGGCATCAACCGCGACAGGATAATAAGCCATTCCAAAGAGAGTACACTGTCCGTGTCTGAGATACCTGCCAGCAACTCTTTCTGCAACAGAATCTGCCGCGGCAGAAGTCGCAGGAATAGACACAGGTCCAAGTAGGTCGTTTCCAAGAACACCAACTATTGGGGTAGTTCCAGAGGCAATAGAGCTGGCAAGAACAAGAATCGGTTTTCCATACAACTTTGCATAAGTATATTCTGCATTCTGAGGAGCAGGAGATACAAAGTCAGGAGCAGTTGGATTATCTGCATAAGTTACCTGAGATCCCCAAGTATACAAAGGTCTATCAAGCATTACTCCGCCCAAAGAATGGGACTTTGCAGAGGAAACAGTTATATTACCCTCCTCGAACCAACAGTCTAAAATAATTGGTCCATTGACGGCAGTCTGAGCCTGATTGGTTACAGTTTTGAGTGACATACAGTCATAGATCGTAGCCATTTATAAATCACCTTAAATTTTAATTATCTCACAACTGGTCCACCAGTTGCACTAAGAAACCCGTCGCGCTTTGCTTTACGAGCCTGCATTTTTTTTGCTTCCTCTGTGAGCTCAGATTCCGCAGCAGAGCCTTGAAGTTTAACATTTTTTGAAGCTGCGAATTTAACAGCCTCTTCCGCATACTTCTGAACAAAACCTGCTGGATCGCGGGTAAATTCGGCATGGGCGGCAGCAATGTCTTTTACAACGCCCTGAGGATAAACCGACTCTAACCATTTCTTTTCGGTCTCAATCTTAAAAGAC